GAGAAAGAGTTGTCCTACGATCAGCAGTTTATTGATGCGGCAAATCTAGGATATTGTGAACTTTTCCATTTCACCTGTGCCGCCAAACGCACCTGTGACGCATGGAAATCTGGTGGCCCAATTACTAAGGATTAAGTATGGCAATGGATAATAAATTTGTAGGCATGAACAATACAGCAGGTGAGTTTGTTGGGATGCTATTTCTCGCTAGAGACATAACCCATCGTATCCACCTAAAGACCTTATCTTTTGCTGAACATAAGACGCTTGAAGAGTTTTATAACGCCATCATTCCTTTGGCAGATGACTTTGCCCAACAGTTTATGGGTCGCTATGGCATTCGTTTAGAGATTCCTTATGTGAACAACAAGTACAAAGGTACTGTTTCTGAGGTTTTACGTCAGGAAATGGAATGGATTGAGGCTAACCGCCAACAGATCGTTCCCCGTACTGAGACCGCATTGCAAAACAAGATTGATGAAATTGTTGCTTTATATCAAAATACCCTATATCAACTCACCCTTCAATAAGGAAAAGTAATGAGTACCTTTCAATTAGACCCAAACCAAGTTGCTTTTGGAGTTCCTTCAATTGGAACTACACAAGTAGCAACAGTCACTACAAGTAGCGTTCAAATGACCGCTTTTGGTGCTACCACAACGATGATTCGTATTGCTTGCGCTCAAGGCCATTGCCATTTTGCTATTGGCACAAGTCCAACTGCAAATACTACTGCTTGCCCTTTGATTGGTGTAAATCAGTCAGAGATTATCAAAGTTTCGCCTGGTCAAAAGATTGCATTTATCAAAGATGCAACTATTACGACTTCAACTGTAACTGTAACTGAACTTATCTAAGGAGTTAGCATGAAAGCAAAGACACCAACAACACGCAAAGCCCCAAAGATGGCAAAAATGGGCAAAGTAATGGAAGAGTACAAGGCAGGAAAATTGCACTCTGGTTCTAAGTCTGGCCCTATGGTCAAGTCACGCAAGCAAGCAATTGCTATTGGTTTGCATGAGGCTGGTATGGCTCGTGCGCCAAAAATGGGCATGAAGAATGGCTATTAAGCAGGGACTTTATGCCAATATCCATGCTAAACAGGCTAGGATAAAGGCAGGTTCTGGTGAAAAGATGCGTAAGGTTGGTAGCAAAGGTGCGCCAACTAAACAAGACTTTATTCAATCTGCAAAAACAGCAAAGAAACCTAAAAGGTGAAGTGATGAAAACTCCCGCTTGGCAACGCTCCGAAGGTAAAAATGTGAAGGGCGGGTTGAACGCCAAGGGTAGATCATCTTATAATGCGACAACTGGTGGAGACTTAAAGCCGCCAGTTAAATCAGGGGATAATCCCCGTAGAGCAAGTTTCTTGGCTCGAATGGCTGGTAATGCTGGCCCTGAGTACAAGAATGGTGAACCGACAAGACTGCTTCTTTCTCTTAAGGCATGGGGGGCTTCCTCCAAGGCTGACGCAAAGGCAAAAGCAAAAGCGATTTCTGCGAGAAATAAAGGGAAGAAGTAATGGCATTACCTACCTACTTAGATTTGGTTAATGATGTTTTGGTTCGTATGCGTGAACCACAAGTATCAACTGTTTCCGAAAATACAGTCTCAGCCCTTGTTGGTAAATATGTAAATGATGCCAAGCGTCAAGTCTCTGATGCTTATGATTGGGATGCTTTCAATACCCCAATTATTGTTACTACATCTGCAAACAATACTGGCCCTTATAGTCTGACTGGTGCTGGTGTTCGCTATAAGACAATGGATGTGATTAACACTACTGCGTATAACCAGTTAGAGGCGTTATCTCATGCTCAGTATGACTCGTACTACTACACGATTCCTAACCCAACAAAGGCCATTCCTCTTTACTATACAGTCAGAGGCGTAGATACCAATGGCGACATCAAGGTAGTATTTTGGCCTGTTCCTGATGCTGTATACAGTATTCGTTTCAGCCTGATTGTTCCAGAGGCTGACTTTACGACAGATACATCTACCACTTTGTTGGCAAGAGAACCCATTGTTTTGGGCGCATTTGCTAGAGCATTGGTTGAACGTGGCGAAGATGGTGGTTTAAGTAGTTCGGAGGCTTATGCGCTATACAAGTCTTGCTTGTCTGACCTAATTGCTTTGGAACTTGCTAGATCACCTGAAAACGATCAGTTTGAGGCGGTGTAATGGCAGAAGCAGTACAAGCCTACTCGATTACAGCCCCAGGTTTCTATGGGTTAAACACCCAAGATTCATCTTTGGACTTGGCTAGTGGATTTGCGCTTGTTGCCAATAATTGTGTAATTGACCAGTATGGTCGTATTGGTGCTAGAAAAGGTTGGACAAAGGTTAATTCTGCTGTGAATTCAGACTTGTCTACCAATGACATTACCTCTATTGGTGAAGTAGTTACCTCTGATGCTACTTCATACACCATTCTTGCTGGAAACAACAAACTATTTAAATTAAGTGGCTCTTCTTTGGTTACTTTGACCTATGGGGGAGGGGGTACTGCCCCGACTATTACTGCAAGCAATTGGCAGATGGTTTCCTTGGCTGGCGCACTCTATCTTTTCCAATCAGCGCATGATCCTTTGGTCTTTGATCCTGCCCTGTCTACAACCACTTTTAGACGCATTAGCGAGTTAACTGGCTATGCAGGTACTGCTCAGTTAGCGAACACGGCTCTAAGTGCTTATGGAAGGCTTTGGACAGCAGATGTAGCATCAGACAAGTTAACTGTTCAATGGTCAGATACCAAATTGGCAAACAAGTGGAGTACAGGAACTGCGGGAACGCTAGATACCACTACTGTTTGGCCTAAAGGTGGTGATGTAATTGTCGCTTTGGGCGCACACAACGGCTTTTTATTCATCTTTGGTAAGAACAATATCTTGGTCTACCAAGGGGCAACAACCCCGTCTACCATGACTTTGCAGGATGTCATTACAGGTATTGGCTGTGTGGCAAGAGATTCCTTGGCTTATACGGGTACTGATCTGATTTTCTTGTCATCCACAGGTGTGCGTAGTGCCTTGAGGACTATCCAAGAGAAGTCAATGCCTTTGCGAGACTTGTCTAAGAATGTCCGTAATGACCTAATTACTGCCATTGCTGGTGAGTCTTTGCCTACCATTAAATCTGTATACAACAGTAAAGAAGCGTTTTACTTGTTGACCTTGCCTGTGTTGAAGTCAGTCTACTGTTTTGACATGAAAGGTACTTTGCAAGATGATTCTTCAAGAGTTACGACTTGGGATTTAATTGAGCCTAAATCCTTGTTGACCAAACAAGATGGTACTTTGTACATCGGTAAAGGCGGCTATCTTGCTACCTATTCTGGTTATAACGATAACACTTCATCATATCGTTTTCAGTATTTCACAAACCATACTGACCTTGGTACACCATCTGCTACGTCTATTCTGAAGAAACTCAGAACTGTGGTGATTGGTGGTAGCAATCAGTATGTAATTTTCAAATGGGGTTATGACTTTACTGGTAATTATTACTCACAGTCGGCTAAAATCCCTACGCAATCTGTTTCGTATTATGGTATAGCCGAGTATGGAGCAAATGCTACTGTGGTTGCAAATTACTCTGGTGGTGTAACTTTGCAAACATTAAGTGTTTATCCAACTGGTTCTGGCAAGGTTATCCAAACTGGATATGAGGCAGACATCAATGCTTTCCCGTTGAGCATCCAAAAGATTGAGATATTTGCCAAAGAAGGCAAGATTTATTAAGGAACTGTAATGACCGATTACACAAAAGCAACCAATTTCGCCAGTAAGGACAGTCTTTCCTCTGGTAATGCCTTAAAGATTGTTAAGGGTACAGAGATTGATACTGAATTCAACAGTATTCAAACTGCTGTTGCAACCAAGGCAGATTTAGCATCTCCTACCTTTACTGGTACTGTAACAATAGCAACTGTTGCGATTAGCGCAGGAACTATTAGTGGCATTACTGATTTGGCTGTTGCTGATGGCGGTACTGGTGCATCGAGTGCGGCAAATGCTCGTACAAACTTAGGAACAGCGGCTTCTGGTGCTAACTCTGACATTACATCAATTACTGGTCTAACAACGGCTTTGACTGTTCCGCAAGGTGGTACAGGGGCAACATCAATCTCTTCTGGTGCTTTGGTTAAGGGTAATGGAACTAGTGCATTGAGTGCGGCATCTGCCTCTGACATAACAACTGCTATTGGTTCTACTGCGGTAACAAATGCAACAAACGCAACAAACGCAACCAATATTCTTGGTAGTTCTAGTCAGGCTTATGGAGACTATATAGGTAGCCGTTCTTTAAATACTACCTATACAAACTCTACTGGTAAACCAATTTGGGTTGCTGTGGCATGGACTGCGACAGGAAGTGGTAACTATACGGCTACTGTGAATGGAAATTTGGCTTACTACACAACACAAGACCTTTATCCAAGGGCTAATGTGAACTTCATTGTTCCTATTGGTGGCACTTATTCTGTTGCATCTAGTGCAGGACAGAACCCTGCCTATTGGTATGAATTGAGATAAAAATGATTACACACCACTTTAGTGATGGACTGTATGCCAAGGAAACGCACATTATGGCGGGGCAGATGCTTATGCAACACAAGCATAACTACTCCCATTTTGGTATTCTTTCCAAAGGTAAGGTTGTGATTGTTAAAGAAGGTGATATTCAGATTGTTGAAGCACCTGCTTGTATTGATATTAAGGCTGGTGAGAATCATGGCGTAAAAGCCATCACCGATGTGGTTTGGTATTGTGTTCATGCTACTGACGAGAAAGACCCGTCCAAAGTAGATGAAGTTTTAATTAAAGGGGAATGATATGGCTTGGATGCTACCAGCGGCAGTTGTAGGTTCAAATTTATTAGGTGGAATACTCCAAGGAGATTCTGCTAAAAGTGCGGCTCAAACTTCTGCGAATGCTCAACTTCAAGCGGCTCAAATGGCGGCAGAGGCGTCTAAGTTTCGTCCTGTTGGCGTTACAAGTCGTTATGGCACATCTCAATTTACAACAGATGCTCAGGGTAACTTAACTGGTGCTGGATATAACGTATCTCCTGAATATCAAGCCTATCAACAACAACTATCTGGGTTGTTGGGAAATCAAATACAACAAGGTTTAGGAGCACAACAACAGTATGCTCCATTGACGGGTGCGGCAGGAAGTCTATTTAATCTTGGACAAGGTTATTTGGCTCAATCTCCACAACAAACGGCACAGGAATATATAGCAAATCAACAAGCCTTGCTTGCACCTAGTCGTGAGCGTGAATCTGCTTTATTGGCAAACCAATTATCAAACTCAGGACGAACAGGGTTATCTGTGGCTCAAGGTGGTGGGTTGTTATCTGCTAACCCTGAACAATCTGCTTTGGCTAATGCTCGTGCTATGCAAGACCTTCAATTGGCGGCAAATGCTACTCAGGCTGGTCAGCAACAAGCCTCATTTGGTGCTGGGTTGTTCAATACAGGCGCAGGATTGCTTGGACAGTATCAACAAGGTCAAGTTGGTGCATTGTCTCCATTCCAAAATACATTAGGCATACAAAGTGGAATAGAAAACCTTGGGCAAAATCAATTGACATTGGGTGCTGGTTTAGGTGGTCAATCAGCCGCTTATGGAGCAAATACAGGTCGTTTTATTACACAAGGCGCACAATCTGCCGCACCATATCAATACCAAGCATCTTCTTATAACCCAGTAGCAAACGTCTTACAGGGATTTGCTACTAATCCAAATGCCTATCAGGGCATGAACAATATGATGAATGGAAATTCTAATTTTGGTGGATCAGGCGGGGGAATAACTAGCGCAGGTATGCAAGCACAAAATTATGTTCCTTATGGTGGTGGACAAGCATTGCCATTGGGTTACGCAAATCTTTAAGGAGAAACCAAATGGCTGATTCAATAGTAGGTGGATTATTTGGTACTACTCCTGAGATGTACCAAGCGCAACAAAATAAAGAAGCATTGGCACAAGCATCACAATTAGGACAACTTGATCCTTTTTCTGCGGCTCGTACTGGACTTATATATGGTGGTCGTCAATTGGCTGGCGCATTGGGTGGTCAAGACCCGCAATTGCAGTTATTAAGCACTCGTAATGCTGTAATGCGTGGCATTGATTTAACCAATCCAAGTTCATTGCAAGAAGCCGCACAAAGATTATCTGATGCTGGCGATACACAAGGTGCTTTAGGTTTGGCTCAACAAGCGACAGTTCTAAAACAACAACAACTTGAATCACAGTTGACTGGTGCTAAATACCAAAAAGAAGTATTTTCTGCTGGTCAAGAGGCTAAGTTACGTGATGAGTTATCAAAACTTGGCCCTGATGCTACACAAGAGCAAGTTCTTGGAGTTGTTACCAAATATGGTAGTCCTGATCGAGTATTAGCGGCATTACAAGCATCATCTGATCGTGCGGCACAACGTGATAACGCTATGCAAATGGCTAGAGAACGCATTGATGCACAAATTCAAATGGCTAAAGAGCGTGGTGCTACCTCAATGCAAATTGCTCAAATGCAAATGGAAGGTCGTCAACAAATGGCGGCAATCACGCAGTCTATGCAACAACAGTCATTAGATATTCGCCAACAAGCGGCTGATGAAAAGAAAAAAGCGGCTGAACAACAAAAACTAGGGGTTGTTGCATCGTTTGATAGCGCACTTGATACCTTAGATACCATTTCTAAACACCCAGGAAAATCTGCTGGAGTTGGATTTGGTGGCGCACAGTTATCAATGATCCCAGGCACAAATGCGGCAGGTTTTGCGGCTCAATTGGAAACATTCAAGGCTCAAACATTCTTGCCACAAGTTCAGGCTCTTAAGGGTATGGGTGCTTTGTCTGATGCTGAAGGTAAGAAACTTACTGCGGCGGTCGGTGCTTTGTCTCAATCTATGAAGCAATCTGAGTTTGATGCACAGGTTGGAAAGATTAAGCGTGATTTGGAAGCCGCTCGATCAAGGGTTGGTTCAACTATGCAAAATACTCCTAGTGCGACAGCACCTGCAACACCAATAGCAACAAAGCGTTGGAATCCACAAACAGGTCAACTTGAGGAGATCAAATAATGCCGCAGTACATTCAAGTTGGTAATGATGTCATTGAGTTTCCTGATGGAATGTCAGCATCAGAAATTACTTCTGCTTTAAGTGGTACAAGTAAACCTGTTGCTCCTGCTGTTTCAGCACCTTCAAGCGGATTTCTAATGGGCATGAAAGACCCAATTAGCGGTGCGGCTCAACTGTTGCCAAAAGGACTTGAATTTATTAGTTCTGCTGGTGGATTAGCACCTAATCCTGTTAGCCAATTCTTTGGTTCTGAGGCTGAGAGAGTTCGTCAAATGAACGCCGCTGAAGAGCAAGCATATCTAAAACAGCGTGAGGCTCAAGGTGGAACTGGTATAGATGTAGGCCGTATTGTTGGAAATATTGCTAGTCCTGCTAATCTTGTAGGTGGAGTTCGTGCCGCCCAAGGTGCTAGAGCATTGGGTGCTGGTGCAGGTATGCAAGCCGCCGCCGCAGGTGCAGTTCAGGGTGCAATGCAACCAGTTAATGAGGCCACAGGTTTTGCTGAAGAGAAGGCTACTCAAGTCGGTTTAGGCGCAGTAGGCGGCAAGGTTGGAGAAGCAGTTTCAGGCGTGTTGGGTAAAGTAATGAACCCATTGGCATCTAAAGCAGAGCAAACCATGCGTGAGTTGGGCATTACGCCTACGCCTGGACAAACACTTGGTGGCGCATTTAAGAAAGCAGAAGACTTTGCTCAGAACTTGCCTTTGGTTGGAGAGCAAATCCGTAGTGCTAGAGAAAAAGTGTTGTTTGATTTCAACAAAGGCGTAATCAATAAAGCACTTGATAAAGTTAATGACAAACTTCCTGAGAACGTTATTGGACGTGATGCTGTGCGTTATGCGGCAGATCAGGTTTCCAACAAATATGATGAAGTTCTTGGGAAAATGAAGTTTGACTTAGATTTCAAAACTACTAGTGGAATTCTGGGTGCTTTAAACAAGGCGAACTTGCCTTCTGCCGTTCAGCGTGAAGAAGCCACAAACATTGTTAACTCTATTGCTTTGGATAAATTTAGCGGTAAAACACTAACTGGTGCTGAATACAAGTCTATTGAATCTGATTTGGCTAAAGAAGTTTCTAAGTACAAAAATAGCCAATCTGCGGCTGACAGGAATGTTGGTGAGGCATTACAGGGCGTTTTGGATACATTCAAGACTGAGTTGTATTACCAAAATCAACGCTATACGCCACAACTGCGTAGGATTGATAGTGCCTATGGTGATTTGAAGTTGATGGAACGTGCGGCGGCAAATACTGGTGCAGAAAATGGTGTATTTACTCCAAAGCAATATAGCCTTGCTGTTAAACAATCTGATTTAACTCGCCAAAAGTCTGCTTTTGCCAAAGGAACTGCCCGTGGACAAGACATATCTGAGGCGGCACTCAAAACGATTGGTGAAGATGCAAAAACAACTTTAGAAGGTCGTTTGGCAATTGGAACTATTGGCGGCATGGCAACGCTTTCTAATCCTTATGTTGGCGTTCCATTGGCTGTTGGTGCAACTGGCTTGTATTCTCCTATGGGTATCAAAGCGGCAGATATGTTATTGCGCCAAAGACCTGATTTAGTTCGTAAACTTGGACAGCCCTTAGATCAATATTCAGGCGTTATTGGCGGTCAATTAGCACCACAAGGATTATTTGGCGTAAGACGAGACTAGGAGTAAATCATTGATCCTTTCAGCCTCCTCCTTCTTGCCCAAGGCGCAGTCTCAGCCATCAAATCAGGCTGTGCAATGCTCCACGAGGGAAGGATGGAAATTGTTAATGCTAAGAAGACAATTGAAGGGGCTGTTGGGGATG